AATCCCCTGGGATAGAGCCGAGAGGCTCTGTTCCTCGTTACAGCCGTAGGGCTGTTTTTTTATACCCTTTTTAGGAGGTGACCGCATATCAGAAAGCTAAAAAACTATAAGCCGACTCGGTTTATGGCTGAAGGTTCTTATTACGATAAGGCTGCCGCTGATTATGCGGTGAGCTTTATTGAGTGCCTCTGTCATACCAAAGGCACCTGGGCGAGAAAGCCATTTGAACTCATCGATTGGCAAGAACAAATCATCCGTGACATATTCGGAATTAAGAAAGCCAACGGCTACAGACAGTTCAACACCGCCTACATTGAGATACCAAAAAAGCAAGGCAAGTCCGAACTTGCGGCTGCCGTTGCTTTGCTTCTTACTTGTGGTGACGGTGAGGAACGTGCCGAGGTTTATGGTTGTGCTTCCGATAGACAGCAGGCATCCATCGTTTTCAACGTTGCTGCCGATATGGTTCGTATGTGTCCGGCACTGGCAAAACGAGTAAAAATCCTTGATTCACAGAAACGACTCATCTACCTACCGACAAACAGCATCTACCAGGTCTTGTCGGCTGACGTCAGCAACAAACACGGTTTCAACACTCACGGTGTTGTCTTTGATGAATTGCACACACAGCCGAACCGAAAGCTCCACGATGTAATGACCAAAGGCTCTGGCGATGCTCGTATGCAGCCGTGTTTCTTTAACATTACCACCGCAGGCACGGATACAAAATCCATCTGTTACGAACTGCACCAAAAAGCAAAGGACATCATTGAAGGCAGAAAAATCGACCCTACTTTTTACCCGGTTATCTACGGTGCAAATGAAGAGGACGATTGGACAGACCCTAAAGTCTGGGCGAAAGCCAATCCCTCTCTCGGCATTACCGTTGCTATCGACAAGGTTCACGCAGCCTGTGAATCCGCAAAGCAAAACCCCGGTGAGGAGAACTCCTTCCGGCAGTTAAGGCTCAACCAGTGGGTCAAGCAAGCGGTGCGTTGGATGCCGATGGACAAATGGGATAAATGTGCCTTCGCAGTAAACGAAGATGACCTGGAAGGTCGTGTATGCTATGGCGGTCTTGACCTTTCTTCCACAACGGATATCACGGCATTGGTGTTGGTGTTTCCACCCATCGATGAGGATGACAAATATGTTATCCTACCGTACTTTTGGATACCCGAGGATAATATGGAGCTTCGTGTGCGACGGGATCACGTGCCTTACGATGTGTGGGAAAGACAAAACTTCCTAAACACAACGGAAGGTAACGTTGTTCACTACGGCTACATCGAGAAGTTTATAGAACGGCTCGGTGAGCGTTTTAATATTCGTGAAATTGCATTCGACCGTTGGGGCGCTGTACAGATGGTGCAGAACCTTGAGGGTATGGGGTTCACGGTGGTTCCTTTCGGTCAAGGCTTTAAGGATATGTCTCCGCCCACAAAGGAACTGATGAAACTGGTGCTTGAAGAAAAAATCGCTCACGGAGGTCAACCCGTCCTTCGCTGGATGATGGATAACATCTTCATCCGCACCGACCCGGCGGGTAACATCAAGCCGGACAAAGAAAAATCCACAGAGAAAATTGACGGTGCGGTCGCAACTATAATGGCGCTCGACCGTGCAATTCGCTGTGGTAATGATACTACCGCTTCGGTTTATAACGACCGAGGCATTTTGTTTATATGAAGGGAGTGAATCACGATGGGCATTTTTTCAGGATTGTTCCGATCCAGAGATAAGCCTCAAAACAGAACGGTCGGTAGTTCATACACCTTTTTTATGGGTGGTTCAACTTCCGGCAAGCCTGTAAACGAACGGTCTGCAATGCAAATGACCGCCGTTTATTCCTGTGTGAGGATACTTGCAGAAGCAGTGGCAGGACTACCACTCCACCTTTACAAGTACACCGACACGGGTGGCAAAGAGAAAGCTGTGGATCATCCGCTTTACCTTTTGCTTCACGATGAGCCGAACCCGGAAATGAGTTCTTTTGTGTTCCGAGAAACCTTAATGACGCACCTGCTTCTTTGGGGTAACGCTTACGCACAAATCATCCGTAACGGCAAAGGCGAAGTTGTGGCTCTCTATCCGCTGATGCCAAACAAGATGACCGTTGACCGCGACAGCAACGGACAGCTTTATTACACATATCAGCGTTCTAACGAAGAGGCTCACACAATGGAAGGTGCATCGGTAAAGCTCAAGCCTTCAGATGTTCTTCATATTCCCGGACTTGGCTTTGACGGTCTCGTTGGTTATAGTCCCATCGCAATGGCAAAAAACGCTATCGGTATGGCAATTGCCTGCGAGGAGTTCGGTGCCAAGTTCTTTGCTAACGGTGCAGCGCCCTCGGGCGTGTTGGAACACCCAGGCACAATCAAAGACCCCAGCCGTGTGCGTGATGCGTGGCAGAGCCAGTTTGGCGGTGCATCCAATTCCGGCAAGGTTGCGGTTTTGGAGGAAGGAATGAAGTATACACCCATTTCCATTTCTCCTGAACAGGCGCAGTTCCTTGAAACACGCAAATTCCAAATAAATGAAATTGCTCGAATTTTCAGAGTCCCGCCCCATATGGTCGGTGACCTTGAGAAGTCGAGCTTTTCTAATATTGAGCAGCAATCCCTTGAGTTTGTGAAATACACCCTCGACCCGTGGATTATCCGTTGGGAACAATCGATGATGAGAGTTCTGCTCTCGCTCGATGAAAAGAAGGAGTTTTTCATTAAATTCAACCTTGAAGGTCTGCTCCGAGGTGACTATCAAAGCCGTATGAATGGCTATTCGATTGCAAGGCAGAACGGCTGGATGTCCGCTAACGACATTCGTGAGCTTGAAAACCTCGACCGAATTCCGGCTGAACAAGGCGGAGATTTGTACCTCATTAACGGCAGTATGCTTCCGCTCGGTAGTGCGGGTGCTTATGCAGATATAAATCCTACAGAAACGGAGGAAACAGAAACCAATGAAGATACCCCAAGCGAAGAAGTTCTGGGCGTGGAAAAATCTGGCGGACGAAGGTCAGCCCGAAGAACGAGTCCTTGAGCTGTACGGAACTATTGCTGAAGAAAGTTGGTTCGATGACGACATCACTCCCAGGATGTTCAAAGACGAGCTCAACGCAGGCAGTGGTGACATCACAGTTTGGATTAACTCTCCCGGTGGTGATTGCGTAGCCGCAAGTCAGATTTACACCATGCTTATGGACTACAAAGGCAACGTCACGGTCAAGATTGACGGAATCGCAGCCTCCGCGGCATCGGTCATTGCGATGGCCGGAACCAAGGTGCTTATGGCACCTACCGCACTTATGATGATTCACAATCCTATGACAGCGGCATTCGGTGATTGCGAAGATATGCAGAAAGCCATCGAAATGCTCAACGAGGTAAAGGAAAGCATCATCAACGCTTACGAAATCCGCACCAATCTCTCCCGTGCAAAGCTGTCTCACCTTATGAGCAGCGAAACCTGGATGAACGCAAAAAAGGCTATTGAACTCGGCTTTGCTGATGAAATCCTCACCGATGAAAAAACGGTGGCGGATGTTCCTGCTTTTGCGTTTTCCAGCAAGGCAGTGGAAATGGCACTCATCAATAAAATCACCGCTAAAGCAAAACCCGTGGTCAAGGATGAACCCAAGGCAGAGCCGAAGGAAACACCCAAGACCGAACCCGCCCACGGCAGATCCGTCAATGAACTGATGGAACGCCTCAATCTTATGAAATATTAAAAGGAGGATATCGTAATGACGATTATCGAAATGCGTGCAAAGCGCGCCAAGGCTATCGAAGCCGCAAAGGCTTTTTTGGATTCCCACAGAAACAAGGATGGTTTCCTCTCCACCGAGGATGATGCCATCTACACCAGTATGGAAAACGACATCGGTAAGATGGGCGTTGAAATCGCCCGTATGGAAAGAATGGAGGCTATGGATGCCGAACTTTCCAAACCCGTGTCCACTCCCATCACCGAGAAACCCGCAACCGCAAAGGTTGACACCAAGGTCGGTACTGCATCTGACTCTTATAAGGATGCGTTCTGGAACGTAACCCGTGCCAAGAACGGCGTTTCTTATGAGGTTCGCAATGCTCTCCAGGAAGGTGTCGACAGCGAGGGTGGCTATCTCGTTCCCGATGAGTTTGAAAACACTCTCGTCCAGGCACTCCACGATGAGCACATCTTCCGCGCCCACGCTCACGTTTTCCAGACCGGAGCTGGCAGCCGTAAGATTCCCGTTGTAACCACCAAGGGTACTGCATCCTGGGTTGATGAGGAAGGCACCATTCCCGAAGGTGACGACATCTTTGGTCAGCAGACCATCGATGCTCACAAGGTAGGTACTATCATCAAGGTTTCTGATGAGTTGCTCAACGACTCTGCATTTGACCTTGAGAGTTATTTCGCTTCCGAGTTTGCCCGTCGCATCGGTGACAAGGAAGAGGACGCTTTCTTCAATGGCAACGGTGAGAAGAAGCCTCTCGGCATTCTTGCTGATAAGGGTGGCGCGGAAGTCGGTGTCACCGCGGCTTCCGGCACTGCTATCACCGCTGATGAGATTATCAATCTCTTCTATAGCGTGAAGGCTCCTTACCGCAGAAAGGCCATCTGGATTTTCAACGATGACACTATGGCTGCTATTCGCAAGCTCAAGGGCAACGACGGTCAGTACCTCTGGCAGAAGGCTCTCCAGGAGGGCGGTCACGAGACTCTGCTCGGCAGACCTATCTTCACTTCTCCTTTCGTTCCCACCATCGCTGCCGGCAACAAGGTAGCCGTGTTCGGTGACCTCCACTTCTATTGGATCGGTGACCGCCAGGGCATCACCTTCAAGCGCCTCAACGAGCGTTATGCGGATTCCGGTCAGGTCGGTTTCCTTGCTACCAAGCGCCTCGATGGTAAGCTCATCCTCCCTGAAGCCGTTAAGGTTCTTCAGATGAAGGGTACTGCCACTGCGTAATGGGAAGGCGGTGATGTAGAATGGCAAATCTGCTTCAAAGAGTAAAGGACAATTTAATTCTTACGCATAGCGAAGATGATGGTCTGCTCGAAGGCTACATCACCGCCGCCACTGCTTATGCGGAGAGTTACCAACACATCCCGGAAGGACATTATAAAGATCACCCGATGCCTCCCACCACTGAACAGGCAGTAATAATGCTGACATCTCATTTTTATGAGTCCAGGGACGGTAGCACGGGTGGTTTCTTCCAGGATAATCCCCAGGCAGCACAGCAGGTGTGGAACACGGTCAATCTGCTCTTAAGACTTGACCGAGATTGGAAGGTGTGAGTATGAGTTTTGGCAAAATGAACACTTTCATCGACATTGTTTCCGTAACCAAGAAAAAGGACAGCGAGGGTTTCACGGTTGACGCTGAGGAAATCCTCGCTTCTGTCCGTGCTTACAGAGAAGGTCGACACGGCTCACAGCGTTGGGCAAACTTGGCGGCTTTCTCCGAAGCCACTGACCTTTTCCGTTTCCGTAGCATTCCCGGCATTGACGTTACTACCGACCACATCCTTGTATGCGAGGATGGCAGGTTCGACATTACTTCTGTCGAAGACGTCAAAAGCCGTGGAATGTATGTGGAGGTGCTTGCAAAAAAGGTGGTGAGTACCGTTGGCAAAGGCTGAAGTAATGATGCCGGATGATTTCCTGCAAAAGCTGTCCAAGCTGGCTGACCGTACTGATGAGATTTCCGAGCGTGTCTTGGAAGCCGGTGGTGAGGTCGTTCTTTCCAAAGTAAAAAGCAACCTTTCTTCTGTAATCGGCAAAGGGACACAGTATGAGTCTCGCAGCACGGGTGAACTGGAACGCTCCCTCGGTCTTACACCCGTAAAGGTTGACCGTGATGGCAACTACAATATCAAGATTGGCTTTTCCGAGCCTCGTTCAGATGGTGGAAGCAATGCGAAAATCGCAAATATTATCGAGTACGGCAGACACGGACAGCCTGCAAAACCGTTTTTGAAACCAGCGAAGTCCGCATCCAAGACACCGTGCCAAGAGGCTATGAAGCGAAAGTTTCAAGAGGAGGTCGATAAATTATGAGTATTCTTACAGATATGCAAAAGATAATCGGTCCCCTGGGCATTCCCATTGAAACGGGGGTGTTTACGGATAAGGCACCCGACAAGTACATCGTAGTTGTTCCACTTACAGATACCTTTGCAGTTCACGCAGATAACCAACCCGAAGTTGACGTGCAGGAAGCACGTCTTTCTTTGTATACCCAAGGCAGTTACACCAAGGAAAAGAACGCACTTGTTCGTGCCTTGCTTGCTGCCGACATTACCATAACCGGCAGACAGTATGTCGGCTATGAAACCGAGACCGGCTACCATCACTACAACATTGATGTGGCCAATCACTACGAAATGGAGGAATAACCTATATGGCAACTATCGGTCTTGATAACCTCTTTTATTCCAAAATCACCGAGGATGCCGAGGGTAACGAAA